ACCGGATGGCCGCGCCCGAAAAAAGCAGATGGACCCCACAATAGCCCCCACGCACTACTCGTCAGCCAACCATGTGCAAGACTGGGAGACTCGGTATTTACGCATGGAGGATTAAGTGGGCCCTACGTACTAAGTTTGACAGGCAATTTTATTGCGATGTGTGTATCATATTTTATAAGTCTGTTACGGGCCAATCTAAAGTTATGTTATGGGGTCTATCATAAAAAAGCAAAATATAGGTTCCTATTTACATATGGATTATAGTTTTATGTGCGCATATATGATCCGCCACGTGTTATTAATGTGTCCTATAAATATGGTACATGTCTCCCGTTCGTCAATGCAAGATGTATTCGGTATACAGACGTGGGTATAAGACGCCGTATAGGAGTCCGTATGGCGCTCGTGGAACACCATATGTGAATCGTAAGACCTCTGGTAAACAGACGGCTAAATCTCGTGTATCGCGAAAGTTGGCGTATGAATCGCCAAAAGGTCTATATACGCGACGCTCATTGGAGGATATCCATAATGGGGCTGCCTTGAAGTTGCCGCAACAGGGGGATTATACGTCCTACGTGACACTCCCATGTCGAGGCATCGATGGTAATGGGGGTAGGTCTGTGGATCATATAAAATTATTAAATTTGAGGGTTTCTGGGACCGTCAACGTCAGTCAATCCGGTGGTGATGACAATATGGGAGAGAGAACGACCATGAGGGGTATTTTTTTCATGGCGTGTCTTGTTGATAAGAAACCCTTCGTTCCAGATGGGGTCAGCATATTGCCGACGTTTAATGAGTTGTTCGGGGAATATGAATCCGTTTATGGCATGCCTAGGTTGAAGGAAAACGTCCGTCACCGTTATCGCGTTATTGGGACGTCGAAATTATATATAACGACCGATGAAGATCACATCCAGAAGCCTTTTAGTCTACGTCGAAGACTAAGTGGAGGGAAATATCCTATATGGTCGTCGTTCAAGGATGTGGATAATAGTAGTACAGGTGGTAACTATAAAAATATAAATAAGAACGCTATACTCGTTAGTTATGTGTGGGTGTCGCTAAGTCGGACCACGTGTGATGTGTATTCGCAGTTTGTACTTAATTACGTCGGCTGATAATAAAACTATATAAGTGTTTGATGGACATTAATTATGTGGGAACGAACGAAAAAGAGATGAACATGAATGGTAAGCATATAGAGTTTTATTATGTTCCGAAGCAAATATGGTACATATAAATGGTTCATTACAATGGCCTTGGTGCTTCGGATTTGATCTTGATGAGGCACTTGTTGATGGTACTCTCAAGCAGTGTCTCGAGGTCCTTTCTGGATACTGAGTCGGATTGGGCCTGTGATACCGAGTCCCCTGGGTCTAACTCTGGTGTGTGTAATCTGTGTAGTCTCTGGTAAGGATAGTCTGTGGAGTCGTTGTCTAAGTCTGTTGGTATTGTCGATGGGTCCATTCTCATGGACTGTGAACGAAAGTGTTCCAGCCTTGTTGGGCCTGATGAGCTGGGTAGCCCAATCTGAGACTTAGTTGCCCATGTTTCTCCAGGTAGGATGGTGATGGGCCTGTGGGCTATGGGTCGTGGACTATGAGCATGTGGAGTTGGATTTAGTAATCTCCGTCTTGTTTCTCCTTTTTCCACAGACCAAAAGTCTATGCAGTCTTTCGTGTATCCCTTGGATAAGATGTTAATTGTTGGGGGTTTGAAACGTATGTCTGTGGAATGTTTGGCCGATGATAATCGGAGCTTGGCTTTGATGGATGCGAATTTCACGCCTTCTACGACGTTGGAGTCCTCGACTCGGTACATTATTTTCCAAGGGGAGGGGTCCGAAATCGAAAAATATGTAGAAGAGAAGTAGTGGAGGTCGACGTTGCAAGCTATTGGGAAAGTGAATGCTGCTTGAGCTGCGTCTTCAAGGCTGACGCGATTGTCTCGGATTTCTACGATAACCGACCCAGTTGCGTTAAATGGGACCTGGTTGCGGTATTCAATTATAATGTGGTCGATTTTCATACATCGGCCTTTGAGTCGCATGGTCGCCTGCTCGAATGAGCTCGGAAATTGGAGATTGATTGGTGCAGCATCGTTGGTTAAGGCGTACTCGGTGCGTTTGCTGTTTATGTAATTATTGTCTGTGACGGTGAATTGGTTGTCCATTCTAGGAATGAAAAAAACAAGGGTTAGGAAACGGAGAGAAGAGATGTATAAAAGGCAGAACAAGGTTGATAAAATGTCTTGTAGACATGGAAGCATATATGCAGTGAATATATATAAGAACACACGAAAATAGAGCAAGGATCATATATGTGTAACCGGCCGCGCAGCGGATTGGAATTCAGAGAAATCGACGAACAAAGAATAAAGTCAAAAGGGGTTATGTGATTTAAATCACTTACAGAATCGCCGATGAAGCAGTTAGGAGTGAATTCCTGTTCCAATTCGGAGAAAATAAAGAAATAAAAGTGGAACGTAGTGCGATAAAAATGAAAGGGAGCAGATGTCACGCGAGGTGTCGTTAAATGATATGCTAGTATGTGTTTATATAGGCGTTAATAAGCGACACGTGGTAGAGAGAGAAAGAAGAGAGAGGCGAGAGCATTCGGGGGACACTCAAAGTCTATAGCAATCGGGGGAAAGGGGGGCAATTTATATGATGCCCCCCAAATGGCATTTATGTAATATCCTCATTGAATTTGAAATTCAAACGTGGAAAGCGGCCATCCGTATAATATT